CCGGTATAGGAAGTTCTGGTACAGAGAATCCTGAATAAATTTCAACAGGCCCACTTTGCTGCCTTGAGCGAGGCAAAGCGGTACCTTCGGGTACGCAGCGAGGAATAAACGCTACGTAGTGAGGATCTGCTGTATAACTTCCTCAACACAACTCCTTTGCATATCGATATGGTGACAATAGATATTCAGGAGTATAAAACTTTTTCAGAAAGTCGCCGCTATGGTGTCGTGAGCGCAGGGCCCGGCGTTGTTTCACCGGTTCCCGCTCCCCTTTGCGAGGGGTTCCCCACGGGGTTAAAAACTACCATGCGGTCCGTTCTGCGATCGTCTGGCCGTCCGGCGGAGCGCGTGCCTGCTGGTGAGATCATGGTGTCCTCCTCGGAGGACGCTCTACATGCCATGACACCTCCCAGCGTGTCGCGTTCGCAAAGTCCGGAAGGAGAAAAGGGCCGGAGTGGTCCGGCTCCCTTCACCTTAGCGTCCCATGTCGAGGACATTAAACTAGTCGACATGCATCCACCGGCTCAGTGTGGCGACGATCCCTTTTTCGATTTCCCCTCCCGCGGCCTTGCCAAGTTTAGGTCCCGTCTTCTTCGAAGTCGGGAGTTTTACGAGGGTGAGGAGGCTGGGGAACAAGTTCTTTGGAATTTGGAGTCCTGCTCCGCTTCCCTAGAGCGCCTTGTTCTCTCGGGTGAAATTGGGATCGAACGGCTTTCCGACGCTGGCTCTGTTAGCAGCGGAGGATACGTGAGAGAAGTCGAGAGCACCTCGCTCCCTCTTTCCAACAGCTTCTGCGTGTTGGAGGAGGAGGGCGATTTATCATGCTCAAGACAACTGGCCTATCGGAGGAAGGCCAAAGCCCTTGTGAGACACCTTCGTGTCGAATGGGGGATTAAACCCCTGCGGGACCTGCCCTCGGAGATATCTTGTGGAGAGCTTCGCTCCAAACTCCGATCAATCTTCCCGGCCTCACTACCTGAGGAGGTCGAGCTTAGCATTAAGACAGCTCAGAAGGTGGAGACCTCCTGCTGTCGTTCCTGTGAACCTCGGTTCGCAGGGGTGCTGGAGGAATATAAAGAAGCCCGTTTCCGGCCCGTCAGCGTCGATGACGCTCACCTAGCGCGGTTTGTCCGTGCTTTTAGGATGAATGTCGAGCGGGGCTGGAACCGGAGAAAGCATCCGTATATCCCTAACGGAAATGCCACTCTGTGGCATTCGCGGTCCAAGGGAGGAAATTGGCAGGAGGAGGAGTTCAGTGCGGCTTGCCGCCCTGCGCTTGTGTTTAGTTCTGGGAAACCACGTGTGGTGACCCTTTACTCGGCACATAACACTTCGGTGTTGACTCCTCTCCACTTGTCCCTCTATGCGGAGCTTAAAAGGAAGGGATGGCTACTGGTGGGTCCCCCGTCCGAGGGGGCAGTAGCTGGTTTGAACGGAGAGGGCGAGTATTTAAGTTTTGACTACGTAGGAGCTACAGACAATCTCAAGTCTGCCTACGTCCGTGCCGCCCTCGAAGTTCTTATCGATCGCGCTTGGGACCTCACAGATGATGAGGTAAGATGTCTGCGCGTCCTCGGGGAACTTCGGTTTTCGGAGGATGGGCCGTCAGCAACAGTTGGGCAGCCTATGGGAAGCGTGATGAGCTTCCCACTGCTATGTCTTTTTAACAAGACTGTTGTTGATATGGCACTTGCCGATCAGCTCGAGCGTGGTGAAATTACCTGGAAGGAGTTCCAGGCACATCGTTGTCTCATCAACGGCGATGATCTTCTCCTGCGTGAGGTACAC